GCATTCCGTAACAGCCTACGTACTACTTCTTACGCTGTCCTGGATTCAGGTTACAAATATCAATACGACAAGTATAACGACATTTATCGTTACGTTCCATTGAACGGTGATACAGCTGGACTTTGTGTACGTACAGATGAACAACGTGATGCATGGTTCTCACCTGCAGGATTCAATAGAGGTCAAATAAAAAATATAGTTAAACTTGCTTTTAATCCAAGACAAGCTCAACGAGATATTCTTTATAAAGCTGGTGTAAATCCTGTTGTTACATTCCCAGGACAAGGTACAATACTTTACGGTGATAAAACACTTCTTGCAAAACCAAGCGCTTTTGATCGTATAAATGTTCGTCGTTTGTTTATTGTTCTAGAGAAAGCTATTTCAACAGCAGCAAAATTTACTTTATTTGAGTTTAACGACGACTTTACTCGTGCACAGTTTAGAAATCTTGTAGAACCATTTTTAAGAGACGTACAAGGTCGGCGTGGTTTGTATGATTTTAGAGTTGTATGTGATGCAACAAATAATACAGGTGAGGTTATTGATCGTAATGAATTTATTGGTGACATTTTTATTAAGCCAGCCAAGAGTATCAATTTTATTCAGCTAAACTTTGTTGCTGTTAGAACTGGCGTTGAGTTCTCCGAAATAGTTGGTAAGTTTTAATAATAAATAAGAACAAAGGAGAACAAACATGGCATTCAATGTAAACGAAATTAGAAGTCAACTGACACTGGGGGGAGCTCGTGGCGCCCTTTTCCAGGTTACTTTTACTAATCCCGCAAACAGTGTTGCAGATATTAAGGTACCTTTTCTTGCACGTGCAACTCAAATTCCTGAATCAAACCTAGGTACGATAGAAATACCTTACTTTGGTCGTAAAATTAAACTTGCTGGAGATAGAACGTTTGGTGATTGGTCAGTGACAGTGATTAATGATGAAGATTTTTTAATTCGTAATGCTATGGAAGAGTGGTCTAATAGAATAAATTCTTTACAAACAAACTTACGTGGGTTTGGGGCAGCAGCACCACTTCTGTATAAATCTACAGCAGAAGTTACTCAGTTTTCAAAAACTGGTGTACCTATTCGTGTTTACAAGTTTAATGGAATTTATCCAACTAATATATCTTCAATAGATTTAAACTGGTCCGATACTGATTCGATTGAGGAATTTCAATGTACCTTCCAGTATGATTGGTGGGAAGTGAGTGGTGGTATTACCGGCTTAGCTGGTGGAGCTTAATTGAGATGAGCGACGTGAGTCGCTCATTTCTTAAATGGAGTAATTATGGCAAACCTATTTGGTTTTGAGATCCGTCGTAAAACGGATCCCATTGAACAACAAAATAAACAACCAACATTTGCACCTGAATTTTCAGATGATGGTGCTGTTGTTGTTGCTGCAGGTGGTGCATATGGAACATATATTGATTTACAAGGTGCAGCTCGCACAGAGGCTGAACTTGTAACAAAATATCGTGAAATGTCAATGCATCCTGAGGTAGAACGTGCGTTGGACGATGTTATAAATGAATCTATTGTAACTGATTCTAATGAAAATATTATTTCGTTAAATTTAGATAAAGTAAACCTTTCATCGAATATAAAAAAATTAATATTACAAGAATTTGATAATATTCTTAAACTGTTAAATTTTCAAAAATCAGCTTTTGATCTTTTTAGAAGATGGTATATAGATGGTCGTATGTATTATCATGCAGTAATTGATATTACTAAACCTAATGATGGTATAAAAGAATTAAGATATATTGATCCACGTAAACTAAGAAAAATAAGAGAAGTATCAAGAAAAAGAAATAAAAATACTTCTACCATCACGACAGAAACAAACCAGGAATATTTTATTTACAATGAAAAAGGTTTTCAAAATAAAGCTGGCGAAGTTGGAACGGCTTCTTCTGTATCAGGTTTAAAAATTGCTTCAGATAGTATTATCCATGTAACTTCTGGTTTAACAGATCCAAATAGTACTCTTGTACTTTCATACCTTCATAAAGCAATAAAACCTCTCAATCAGTTAAGAGCACTAGAAGATGCTACAATAATTTATCGTATATCGCGAGCACCTGAACGTAGAGTATTTTATATTGACGTTGGTAATCTACCAAAGATGAAAGCTGAACAATACTTACGCGATATGATGATTCGTCATAAAAATAGAATAGTATATGACGCTACAACAGGTGAAGTTAGAGATGATCGTAAATTTATGACTATGTTAGAAGACTATTGGTTTCCTCGCCGTGAAGGTAATCGTGGTACTGAAATTACTACTTTACCTGCTGCTCAAAATTTAGGTGAATTAGCCGATGTAGAATACTTTCAAAAAAGACTATACGAATCATTGAATGTACCAGTCACTCGTTTGCAGCCTGAAGGTACATTCAATTTTGGCCAAGATGCACAAATTTCACGTGATGAAATGAAATTCACTAAATTTGTTGAAAGGGTTCGTACAAGATTCAATCAGCTTTTTTTAGGTGCACTTTCTAAACAGTTAGTTTTAAAAAATGTAATGACAATTGAAGAGTTTGAATTAATAGAAAATCAAATAAAATTTGTTTATGCAAAAGATAATTACTATGAAGAAACAAAGAATACATCTATACTTCAAAATAGATTATCAACAGTACAAGCTATAAATCCTCATGTTGGTAAATATTATTCCAATGAGTGGGTTCGAAAAAATATTCTTTTCCAGTCTGATGAAGACATAGAGGAAATGGATGAACAGATACTTGCTGAACAACAAAATCCTATATACCAGAAGAGTTTAGTACAGAGTGATGATTTTGTTGGAGGTTCAAGTCCATCAGGTATGACTCCTCAGGGACCTCAACCTGGTGGTGTAAGTTCTGTAGCCCCTGGTGATCAAAATAACTAAATAATTGGAGTAAATATGAGCGATAAACAATTCACTATTGCAGATATGATTGGAGCTGTTAATGATGAAAGTCCAAGTAACTTTCAAGCAGCTTTCAATTCAATATTACTTGATAGAATACACGATGCAATCAATTCAAAAAAAATTGAAATAGCAAAAAATTATTTTAACTACGAGGACGAAACAGAAGAAGAGGAAAATTTAAATGAACCCTCTGAATCTGAAAGTAACGAAGGAACAGCAGATGAAGACATTGAACCAGTTGCTAGAGAAGAAAACGAGTAAACCTGAACCAACGACTCCTATAGAGCCTGATTCAGTTACATCGTACGTCCCTAGGTCTAAAGACGAGAAACGTTTTATGGATAAGCACGTTGTTCAAAAGACAGACGATGCAAATGGTAATGGTGACGACGTCTTCCGTGGTTCTAGTATCAAAACATATGATCGCTCGTCCACTCGTCATGGTTATAACATAAAACAAGATCAAGAAGTTTACGAGACAAAACAATTGAAGTCATTATCACAAATTCTCGGTGAAAAGACACTCACTTCAGCAGAGAAGAAAAAACGTGAGGAAGTTGCTACATCGATGGAACGTGATAATCCTGGAATGGATATGTCTAAGAAGATGGCTATTGCCACTGCTACTGCTAAACGTGTTGCGGAAGAAGCTTTGCACGAGCAGGAAGAAGATAAAGCAGTGCGAGAAGAGAACGAACTATTTAGCATGTTTAGTGACGATATTAAAGAACAACTCGAGGCAGTGTTTGAGGCTGTAGATGATGAATGTAAACAAATCATTATTGAGATGATTGAAGCAGAAGAATACAACGAGCTTGTTAATATAATATTGGAGGTAACAAATGGCTGAAAAGATAAAGCTAAAGTCTACTGAAATAGCTCTTACAACAGCTAATACAATTAGTGGTGCCAGTATTGTAAGAATATATGCTTCAGCAAATGCTCTAATTACATTAGCTAACACTGGTGGTACGATTGGTACATGTACAGTTGCAGGTGGTACAGTTGAATATTTTATTAAACAAGTATCAGATACTTTAGCATCTAACGTTTCTGTTTTAGCAACTAAAGTTGCTTATACATAGGAAAAAAAATGAAGCTAATTACAGAATTAAATGAGGAAGTAAAGTTTTTAGTAGAACAACGTGAAGGTAAAAAACAATATTATGTTGAAGGTATTATTATGCAAGGTAATATTACTAATCGAAATGGTCGTAGCTATCGAATAGAAACACTTGAACGCGAGATCAATAGATATAATGAACAGTATGTTTTTAAAAATAGAGCTTATGGAGAGTTAGGACATCCAACAGGACCTACAATAAATTTAGAACGTGCATGTATAATGTTTAAAACATTAAAACGTGAAGATAATAATATTGTTGGGAGAGCGAAAGTATTAGATACCCCAATGGGTCAAATTGTTAAAGGTTTGATAAATGAAGGTGGTGGTATCGGTATTTCTTCTAGAGGTATGGGTAGTGTTAAAGAAAACAAAGATGGCGTGATGGAAGTTCAAGATGATTATTATCTTGCAACTGCAGGTGATATTGTTGCTGATCCTTCTGCACCAGATGCTTTTGTAAGAGGAATTATGGAAGGGGTTGAGTGGATATGGGATAACGGTATTATAAAAGCTCAAAAAATAGAAGAATATAAACAAAAAATTAATGATGGTGCTAAACAAAAAATTTCAGAAGAAACAGCTATTAATGTATTTAAACAGTTTCTTCAAGACCTTTCGAAAAGATAAATTTATAAATATATAAAATCAAAGGAGCTTTTCATGACCGTAAAACAAAATCAATTGGACGAGAAGGTTCAAACAGGTGGTGGTGCTACAGGTATAGCTCATACTGCTGATCCTGTTGCTATGAGTCCTAAACTTCCTGCTTCTAATCTTGGTAACGGTGAACCAATGAATAGAATTGCTCGTATCACACCTGGTGAAGGTGAAGAAGAAACAAGTACAGAAAACAATACAAAGCCAACTAAAGATTCGGCTGGAAGTAATAAAGCTTCTGTAGCTATGAAAGGTAGTGCTTCTACACCAAGTCAATCATACAGTTTTAATCCTAATACTGTTAAAGAAGATATCAACGCTATGTTTATTGGTACAGATTTAACAGAAGAATTCAAAGAAAAAGCAACTTTAATTTTTGAAACAGCTATTACTGCTCAGGTGAATGAAATTGTGAAAGATCTTGAAGAACAATATAATAATGCTCTTGCTGATGAATTAGTAAAACTTCACGAAGATTTATCTGAAAAAATTAATCAGTACATGTCTTATACGGTTGAACAATGGATGGAACAAAACGAAGTTGCTATAGAGCATTCATTGCGTACTGAAATTACAGAGAATTTTATTACAAATCTTAAAAACCTTTTTGAAACAAGTTATATTAATATACCAGAAGAAAAGTTTGATGTTGTTGAAGGTATGCAGACTGAATTTGAAGAAATGAAATCACTTCTTGATCAAGTTATTGAAGATAATATAGCTCTCAGTGATGCAGTAAATGAATCTATCCGTAAAGAAATTCTCTCTCAAGTTTCTGAAGGTCTTGCTGCTACACAAACTGAAAAATTACAATCGCTTTCTGAAGGTGTTGAATTTGATAATGCTAGTAACTATCGTAAAAAGTTAGAAATAGTTAAAGAAAATTATTTCCCTGCAGAAAAACTGAATAGTTCTACTCAAAATATGCTTGAGCAATTAAATGAAACTAATGAAGAGCCTGCAAAAGTAACTAATACTCCTGTATCTAGGTATGCAGATGCTATTTCCAGAACGGTTAAAAAATAATTTTCATAAATATCTACATCCAATTAACTAAACCAAAAGGGGATAGAAAAAATGTACCTTAATGAAGAAATTCAAACTAAATGGGCTCCAGTTTTAAATCACGAGGATCTTCCATCAATAAAAGATGCTCATCGTCGTAGTGTTGTTGCTACATTACTTGAAAATACTGAAAAATCTCTTTTAGAAGCTTCTATGCAAGCTCCTGGTAGTCAGTTTCTTTCTGAATCTCCAGTTCCAGTGAATGCTGGTGTTTCTGGTGGTGCTGGTAATTATGCTACATTTGATCCTGTTCTTATTAGTTTAGTTCGTCGTGCAATGCCTAATCTTATTGCATATGACATCTGCGGTGTTCAACCAATGACTGGTCCAACAGGATTAATTTTTGCCCTTCGTTCTAAAGTGGCTAACTCAACTCCTGCACTGACCGATGAAACATTTTATAATGAAGTTAATACAGCGTTTTCATCTGTTGTTTCTGGTGCTAACACACTGGGTCAAAAGCATGTCGGTGATGTTCCAGGTAATACTACACAAACTTCTAACCTTGCATCAACTGGACTTTATAACTTTGGTAGCGGTATGCCTACAGCTCAAGCAGAAGCTCTGGGTACAACAGGCAATACAGCTTTCCCACAGATGGGTTTCTCCATTGATAAAGTTACAGTTACTGCTAAATCGCGTGCACTGAAAGCTGAATATACGATGGAACTTGCACAAGATCTGAAGGCTATCCATGGTCTTGATGCAGAAACAGAACTATCAAATATTTTAACAGGTGAAATTCTTGCTGAGATTAACCGTGAAGTTGTTCGTACAATCAATGTTACAGCTAAACAAGGTTGCTCGTCAGGTACTACAACCGCTGGTATTTTTGATCTTGACGTTGATGCTAATGGTCGTTGGTCAGTTGAAAAGTTTAAAGGTTTAATGTTTCAGATCGAACGTGAAGCTAACCAGATTGCCAAAGACACACGTCGTGGTAAGGGTAACATGATTATTTGTTCAAGCGATGTTGCCTCTGCTTTACAAATGGCTGGTGTTTTAGATTATACTCCTGCTTTGAATAGTAATAATCTTCAAGTTGATGACACAGGTAATACTTTTGCTGGTGTTCTCAATGGTCGACTCAGAGTTTATATTGATCCTTATGCTGCTGGTAACTACATGACTGTTGGTTATAAAGGTTCGAGCGCTTTTGATGCTGGATTATTTTATTGTCCTTACGTGCCTCTCCAGATGGTTCGTGCTGTTGATCAAGATAGCTTCGCACCAAAGATTGGTTTCAAAACACGATATGGTATGGTTGCGAATCCTTTTGCTGAAGGACTTACTGTTGGAGCTGGTGCTTTGACAAAAGATAGTA